AGACAGTTTTTTCTATCATTTCAGCTACTTGGAGTTTTTCAGCTTTAAGTCTAGTTTCCTCATCTTTCCAGAATTGTTTTCTTTCATCTTCGGAAAGTGTTTTCCATATTTTTAAAGTCATCATATATTATAATATTTTATGATTCAACACGGCTTGCCATCATATCAGCATGGTGTAAGATATGAACTAAATTACATTTTAATTCTGTATCTTTATTATATGTCATGAAGTATGGTTTGTTTCCTTCTTCATATAGGCCATCATGAAGTTTAATAGCAAGATATTCGTTTTCTGAAACCTTAATACCAGCCTCTTGTAAATAATACAGGCTACGGTCTGATATTCTCATATGTGTAACCTTTGGATTATACTTGTAAAGAGCACCTTGTTTTTCTACATGCCACTGTGAATCATTCTCAATATAAACAGGAGCATCAGTTTTGCCAAGTTTACCTAGATCATGATTAATGGCTGAGAATACTAACTCTTCATCTGTATATGTTTTTTTCTGACCAAACTTGTCCCATACTTTCTGATAAACTAAACTAGCTTCAACTACACGAATAACATGGTCTAAGTAACCCCCAGGAAAACAATTATGATGATCTAATTTAGTAGAAGCAGGAGCCATTACTAGTAGTTCTTCAATTGATTTGTAGAAGTCTATAAGCTGGTCTTTACGATCACCTTTGATGTGAGTATTGATCAGATTATAAAACTTATTTAAATTCTCCATCATTTGTTCAGCCGATAACTTATTCATAACTTATTATTTTATATTAGCGTTCTTGTTCACTATTAATTAATGTTTCGATCTCTAAAAGTTTAGCTCTCATTCTTTCAACATGAGCTCTAAGTTCATCAATAGATCTTCCAGTTGCTAAAAGTGCTTCTTGACCATTAAGAAAATTATTCAGTTCGAATATCTTCTTTTGGATTAGTTGTTTGTATTTCATATTGTTAATTTACAATTTAATTATATACTCCACTAATTGATCTACAGAGTATACAGTATAAGATGCGACGTCATCCACTAAATTAGTAGTTTTACCTATGTTATCATAGTTTTCCGTAAAGTGAACTACTTGAGTTATTTTATTATTTATATCTAGTATGATAGCCATAGGATAGCTATCGTGACCTGTTAACTCTTCTGCTTGGTCACAGATTTCGGGGTCAGATTCACAAGAAATGTATTTAAATTTCGTATTATAAAATTCTAATTTGCTTTTTAAAGCATGACATCTCGAGCAACCATCCAAAACTAATAATTTTACTTTAGGCATAATTTGTAGCTTCTTCTATAAATTCCGTATCTAATTCTTTCATTAAATCAATCCAAAACAATTTTTCTTCATCACTAAATGTATCAAAGTGTAAAGATAAATAGATATATAATGCTTCTAATTGTTCTTCTGTTATTTTTTCTTCTACCATAAAATGATTTTATTATATAGGGTATTGCCTATATATAAAGTGAACATCGACTTTGTTTTTTGTCTTAGTTTATATTTAAAAGCCCTAGCGGAATATGACCGTCGGATTTACCGATATTCTTTTAAACCTTCACTTTCGACTATCTTTCTATACCTGAAGCATATCTTAGTCTTAGCTCCTGGTAGCCGTTTTGGTTACTTGATCTAGCTCTCACTCATGGAATCTCACCAAGCTATGGAGTAGAATCAACTAAACCCGGCATTACTCACCAAGCAATATACAACAAATATTTGAAACAGAAAAATTTTTTTATAAATATTTTTTTTTCTCGTTTTTTTGTGTTATATTAGCTAGATGGACAAAGAATTACTCGTTTTAGGCCTTCTGGAGACAGTATTAGGTAAAGGAAAGGGTTCAAAGACTACTATGGACTACGCTTTCTATTGCCCTGTTTGTAAACACCATAACCCTAAACTTATAATCAATATCAAGTCTGGTCAATACAATTGTTGGACTTGTCACCCGCCTACGAAAGGTAAAACACCAGTATCACTCTTTAAAAAGATAGAAGCTCCTACTGAGAAGTTACTTGAGATGAAGACCTATTTTCAAGGAGACAATACCAAGATTGATACCACAAAGTCTAATAAAGTAACCCTACCAGAAGAATTTATTTCTTTGTCTAATCCAGACAAGTCACTAGAAGCAAGACACGCTTTAGCTTATTTGAAGAAAAGACAAATAAGTTTACAAGACATACAAAAGTACAATATTGGCTATTGTAAAACAGGCAGATACAGAAACAAGATTGTAGTTCCTTCTTATAATAGTGACGGAAATATAAACTACTTTATTGCCAGATCATTTGAGAAAGATCCTTTTCAGAAGATTGATGCACCAAGTTGTAATAAGACAGAATTGATAGGTCTTGAGTACTTTGTTAATTGGTCTGTTCCAGTTATATTATGTGAAGGAATCTTTGATGCAATTGCAATTAAACGTAATGCAATACCTTTATTTGGAAAGACTATTCCTAAGTCACTCATGATGAAATTAGTAGAATCTGAAGTAAAAACAGTATATTTAGCATTAGACAAAGACGCTTTGAAAGAAGCTCTTAATTATTCACAAACTCTTCTCGATCACGGGAAAGAGGTATATTTAATCGAGTTAGAAGGTAAAGATCCATCGGATCTAGGCTTTGAGTATATGACTAAACTTCTGCATAAAGCCAAGCCACTTTCATTTGCTGACCTTCTACTCAAGAAAATTCAATTAATATGATTGAACAGTCAAAGAACGTTTACAAGGATAAATTCTTGAAACGTATTGTTGAAACTGATCCTACTCTCAGACAAATCACACTTCACGACTCTAGATACTATCAAAGGTCTCCTGGTGTTTTTTATCCTTCTGTCACTACAATCTTAGGTTACTTCCCTAAAGGGTCTTTCTTTGAAACGTGGTTGAAAGACACAGGCCACAATGCAGATGTTATTATGCGACGTGCTGGTGATGAAGGCACTCAAGTCCATGAAGCTGTAGAAAAGTTTCTTCAAGGTGAAGAGATTCGTTGGATCGAATCAGATGGTAGAGTTAACTATCATACCCATGTATGGAAGATGATCTTGTCTTTTGTTGACTTTTGGACCACTTATAAACCTACACTACTTTTGTCTGAAGAGTTCATGTTCAGTGATACTCACAAGTATTCTGGCACATTAGACCTTCTTGTAGAGTTAAATGGTCAAAAGTGGATCTTAGATATTAAAACGTCTAACAACATTCATGAGAGCTATTTCTTACAAATGTCAGCCTATACAAAGGCGTATGAAGAGAGATACCTTCAAACTGTAGATCGTAACGGTATTATCTGGCTTAAGTCTAGTAAGCGAGGCCCTGACAAATCTGGCAAGAAAATGCAAGGCGCAGGCTGGGAAATCATGGAAGGCAAGAAGACTTTAGACGAATACTTCCAAATGTTCTTGCATACTTACGAAACGTACAAGATCATGCACCCAGAAACAGAGATAGAACTCTTAACCCTTCCTAACACGGTTAAGTTGGGATCATAAATATTTATAGTAGTATGATTAGGCTACTAGACTTATTGAACGAGGTGAAAGGCCAAAAGAAGGCAATTATCATGGCCGGAGGCGCCGGAGCAGGTAAATCTACTTTTGTTAAGCAAATTAGACCTGACCTAGTAAAGAATGGTTGGGTAGAACTCAATGCAGATAAATACGTAGAAGATCCAGACTCTGACATGTATAACAATTTAGGAAAGGCTTCTAGCAGAATCGACAAAGTAGACCTTCCTCAAACTATTAAAAGTGGTAAGAACTTCTTGTACGACACCACAGCTTCTAATGTAGACAGGATAAAATCTATCAAAGATGGTGGCTATGACGTAATGATGGTCATGGTATATTCTAACCCTATCGTTAGCTTCCTTCGTAACTTTAGAAGAGAGAGAAAGGTACCAACTGTTGGTGTTCTAAGTAGCTGGAATAATATCTACAAGAACATTGAGACATATAAGCAAATGTTTGGTGACAAGTTCTTTTTAGTACAAACAGGTATGTCTGATGAAGAGAAGAAAATGGTTGGTGAGTTTGAAAAGGCTTTCAAGCAAAATAAGCTGAAAGAGTTCTTTGAGAGCTTATTATCTTCTGGTGAGTTTAAGTCATCGTTTAGAAAAGATCCTACCAAGCAAAAAAGCCCTGAAGAGATAGCTAAGTCTAAAGCATTGGTAGACAAGCAGATAGACATACTTTCTGGCCAATTTGATAAGATTGAGAAGGACGTCGAGAGATTAAAAGTGCAAGACATGAGCCAAGCTGTTACTAAAGCAAAATCGTTTATTTCCAAATGATCAAACTTAATAATATATTAAAAGAAATTCTTACTCCTGAATTTTCTCAAAAAATTCTTAAAGGAGATATTAAACGAGGAGATACATTAACATTATATCATGCTAGTGAAAATAAAGTATTAAATAAAACAATACCTATACATTTAGGTACAAGAGATCAAGCTGATGATAGAATAGATATGCTATGGAATTATAGTCCTATATTTTATTTACATGAAGTTATTATAAGATTAGAAAATCCGTATCCTAAAATAATAGAAGATGTAGATAAAGGAGTAGGACATAAAACTAGTGATTTTTTAGAATATGGTGACTATAATGAATTTATATACCGTAATAAAGCTGAAGGTTTTCCTGATGAAAAAGATAATTTATCTGTTTTTGTTGTAAGTTTATCAAAATGTTTAATCAGCAGTAAAATTAAGGAAATTATTAAAACAGATGATTAATATAGACCACATAGGTAGACAAATTGCAGAAGATATTCTGAAAGAAGCATCACCAGATGTTGGACCTTGCTTTTATCCTGGTAAATTTAAGCCGCCACATAAAGGACACTTTGAAGCTGCAAAATATCTAGCATCTAAGCCTTATATTAATAAGGTCTATGTTGTTATTTCAAATGTAACTAAGTTTGGTATAACACCTCAAGATTCTCTTTATATATGGTCAGAGTATTTGAAAGCAGAACCTAATCCTAAGATCAAGGTAATGATCTCAAAAGAGTCTACACCTATCAAAGATATTTTTGCATTCATGGATCAAAACCGTGAAGTTGATCCTGTTTATGTAGCAGGAGCCCAAGAAGAGGTAGAAGGTCTAGGTTATTTTGATGCTATACAGAAAAGATTTCCTGATCGTGTAAGAAAAGAAGTGATACCTAATCAGTTTGAAAGAATGTCAGCAACTCAAATGCGTGATGCTGTAAAGCAAGGTAACGTAAAAGAATTTGAGAAGTTTATTCCAGATGCTGCATATAATAAAGGAGTTACCAAAGACGTATTTGGTAGATTAATAAAGATAATGAAATGACAAACCAGCAAAGACAAGAAATAGTATTAGACTTTGTTGAGTTTGCCAAAAATAAGCTTGACATTAAACAGCTCCCTAAAATTCAATTTGTTAATAATAGAGACTGGGCTGTTAAGCGCCATAGTTTTGGTCAATATAATGGTCAAGATAAAGCACTCCAAGTTTATATAGGCAATAGAAACCTTGCTGATGTGCTTAGAACACTAGGCCATGAACTAGTTCACCATAGACAAAACGAACTAGGCATGATCAAACCAGGTTCTGGAGACACTGGCTCTGAGATCGAAAACCAAGCTAATTCTTTAGCAGGTGTTATGATGCGTGATTATGGTCGCATCAATGATCTCATTTATGAGACAGTTATTCCTTCACTTAAACAAATATATGAAGCAGAAAAGTCTGGACGTATTCAAATCTATTGTGATATGGACGGTGTGCTATGCGACTTCGACAGTAGGTTTGAACACTACTACGGTGTACCACCTAGAGAGTACGCTAAAGAGAAAGGCCAAAAGGCTATGGAAGAAGCCGTTGATAAAGTAGGTGTGGTCTATTGGTCAAAGATGCCTTGGTTGAAAGGTGGCCGTGAATTATGGGCCAAGATATCTAAGTATGATCCAATCATATTAACTAGCCCAGGCAAGTTTATTTATGCTAGAGAGGGCAAGCTAAAATGGATTCAAGAGAACCTATCACCACAACCAAAAGATATCATCTTTGCTAATACTGGCAAGAAGTTCGAAGCAATCAAAGATAAGTCACCAGAAGAGATTAGAAGTTCAATGTTAATAGATGACTATTGGCCAAACTTAGCTCCATGGAAAGAGATTGGTGGTATTGCCATTATGTATAAATCATTTGAAGGCACAAGTAATATACTAGATAAATTCAGGTTAAAATAAGTTGTATGGTACCTAATGAGTCAACACTCAAGAAAGAGTTTTCGAAACGTGATGTTCAAAGAATGCGAAACCTAATCACTGGTAAATCTGGTGATAGAACCCAAGTCCAAGCAGGCTGGGAAAAACAAACACAAGACCATAAAGAAGGTGATGTTTGGGAAGAAGATGGCAAGAAGTGGACCATCAAAAATGGTATTAAACAGTCTATTACTAAGCTAGACAAGCTTAAACATCTAGCCATACTTCCTATCTCTTGCCCTTGTTGTAAGAAGCCAATGAAGTCTACTGATCTTAACAAGAAGATGTTTGCTATTCACCAAATGTGCCTTGATTGTGTGGTTGAAATGGAGACTAAGCTTAAAGCAGAAGGTAAGTTTGAAGACTACCAAAGAAACATTCTCAATTCTAACAAGAATGCTAGCCTAGAAGACTTTGAAAGGGCATTAGATTCATGGCTTGAAGAGAAAGACACCTTTGTTTCTGAACAAGGAGACATCGAATCTTGGTCTGGTGGAGACAAACAGGAAGTATACCAAGAGCTCAAGAAGAGAATAGATGAATGGAAGAAGTATGATATTTATTAGTAAATCTTAAGAGTATATGCCAGCTACATCTAAACAGCAGCAGAAATTGATGGGTATAGTTCGTGCCCTACAAACCGGAGCCATGAAACCAGGTAAAGCTTCTAAACAAGCTCAAGCAATGGCAAAATCAATGAAGAAGTCTGACGTAAAAGACTTTGCTGCCACTAAACATAAAGGTCTTCCTAAGAAAGTAAAGAAAGAGGAAATGACACTAGAGATTCCTAAAATGTACATGGTACGTAAGCCAATGGAAGGTCTTACTGCCGATAAAATGGTATATGAGATCA